ACATCTACATCAAGCCAGCTCGTTCTATCAACTTCATTCAGTTGAATTTTGTTGCGGTTAGAACTGGCGTTGAGTTCTCTGAAGTCGTTGGTCAATTCGGCTAATAAATAGGATAAAAGGAGAACGATAATGGCTTTTAATGTAAACGACTTCTCTGCTGCTTTGAAGGGGGGTGGTGCTCGTGCTTCTCTGTTCCAAGTACAGATTACCAACCCAATCAATGGCGCAGCTGATCCACTTGTACCATTTATGTGTCAGGCAGCTGCTATCCCAGCATCTACCATTGGTAATATTGCTTTGCCTTACTTTGGTCGTCAGATCAATGTAGCTGGCAATCGTACCTATGATGCTTGGACGCCGACAATTTTGAACGACGAAGATTTTGCTATTCGTAACGCTATGGAACAATGGTCACATACTATTAATGCTGCTCAGCGCAACATTAATGATGCTGGTGGCTCTGCTCCTTCGCTGTACAAGGCAAACGCTCAGGTTACTCAATATGGTAAGACTGGCGATATCCTTCGTGTTTATAATTTTGTTGGTCTGTACCCAACTGAAGTTTCAACCATCGAGTTGAGCTGGGGTTCTGAAGAAGTAGAAACTTTCTCTGTAACCTTCGTATATGATTATTGGGAAGTTATCGGTGGCAATACTGGTAACGCTGGCGGCATTTAATTAGTGAAAATGTGATTCGTGGGGGCAGTATAAATAACTTATGCTGCCCCCATACTTTACAATAGGAAAATAGCATGCAACTTTTCGGCTTTCAAATAGGAAAAGCAAAAGACGACGAACAACCAAAAACGGTTCAGTCTTTCGTCCCACCACCATCATCTGATGGTACTATGGACATTATGCAGGAATATGGCGGTGCTTATGGCGGCGCATTTGGTACTGCATTGGATATGGAAGGAGCTGCTAAGAACGAAGCAGCACTTATTACTCGCTATCGTACAATGGCATCACAACCTGAGTGTGAGCGTGCGATTGACGATATTATCAACGAAGCAATTGTTTCTGACGAACAAGATGCTCCAGTTTCTATTGTTCTGGATCAAATCGAAACGATGCCAGAACAGATCAAAGATAAGATTCGTGATGAGTTTGAGTACATTCTTGATCTATTGAACTTCAATAGCAACGCATACGATATTTTCCGTAACTGGTATGTTGACGGCAGATTGTACTACCATATTATGGTAGATAGCGCATCGCCTCGCAAGGGCATTCAAGAGCTGCGTTATGTTGATCCTCGTAAGATGAAGAAGGTTCGTACTTTGAAGCGCAACTCTGCTGCTCAAGCACAACCTAATGGGCAGTTTGTACCAAAAGAATATGTTGAGTATTTTGTCTATGCCGAAAGAGGCATGGTAAATACAGGCACTAGCAATATCGGTGTTAAAGTTGCGCCTGATGCGATTGCTTATTGTCATTCAGGTATTCGTGACGCACATAATCGCATGGTTATGTCTAATCTTCATAAAGCAATCAAGCCATTGAACCAGCTGCGTATGCTGGAAGACGCTACGGTAATCTATCGTCTTGCTCGTGCACCTGAGCGTAGAATTTTCTACATCGATGTAGGTAATCTACCAAAGGCGAAAGCAGAGCAGTATCTGCGTGATATGATGGCAAAGCATAAGAATAAACTTGTGTACGATGCAAACACTGGCGAAATCCGTGATGATCGTAAGTTTATGACAATGCTAGAAGATTACTGGTTGCCTCGTCGTGAAGGTGGTAAGTCAACAGAAATTACTACACTTCCTGGTGGACAGAATCTTGGTGAACTCGATGATGTTATGTACTTCCGTAAGAAGTTGTATGAATCATTGAATGTTCCTGTATCAAGATTGGAAACTGAAACACAGTTTAATCTTGGTCGTTCATCTGAAATTACTCGTGATGAGTTGAAGTTCTCTCGCTTCATTAATCGTCTGCGCAATCGTTTCACTGAGTTGTTTATGATTCTTCTTGAGCGTCAGTTGTTGCTCAAAGGTATCATCACTAAGAAAGAGTGGAAAGAAATCAAGGGTCAGATCTATTATGACTTCCTTGAAGACAATCATTTCGCTGAACTTAAGAACGCTGAAATCATGCAAGGCAGAATGCAGTTGCTCGGTGATATTGACCAATACGCTGGCAAGTATTTCTCCGTTGAATGGATCCGCAAAAATGTGTTGATGCAGACGGAGGATGAAATTGAAGAAATGGACGAACAAATGGCAACCGAAGCCGAGATGGCTCAAGATATGGGCGGAATGGAAGATGAGTCGGGGATGGACTCCGATATGGAAGAACGATAAGTTTTATAAATAGATTGTAAGAATTTAATTTGGAGAACATTATGTCCGATTACACAGCAAAAGATGCAGTAGAACTTGCCTTTGATGGTAATGTATCTGCATTCAGAGACGCTATTAACGACCTTCTTCTAGATAAGATTTATGATGCGGTTGAAATGAAAAAGTATGAAGTTGCTGGCAGTTATATGTCAGAAGAATCAGAACTTGATGAAAGTTTAGATTCAGATGCAAAAGATTTAGAATCGTTTAAGAAAAATCATGATTTGCACATGAATGACCACAAAGGTGTAGATAAGATGCCTCGTGGAGAACAAAAAGCGTATCATGAAAAGAAAGCTAAGTTGCATGCTGATGCTGCTGACCGCCACGACAAGTTATCGCAGGATCATAGCCAAGCATGGTCTGGTGCCAAAGGATCTGCTAAAATTATGCATGGTAGACAAGAGGATAAACATTACGATCTATCCACACACCACCAGGAACAATCAGACAAGCATGCTGCATTAGCAAAACTTGCTGCTAAGCGTGTAAGCGAAGAAACTGTAGTCGAATCAAGAAATTCAGCCTTCATTAACCAAGATGGCACTGGTCCTTCAGAAGAAGGATACCATGACGCTGGTCAATTTGACAAAGCGACTGCTGAAAAACATGCTAAGACTCATAACGGCGTCGTCCACCAAGATTACTCTGGTAAATATGTCGTTAAAGTCGGAAAAAATAAATTCACTCATAAGAATTATTGAGGATAGAGATATGTCTATCAAAAGTTTTAAAGATTTCGTTTCTGAGGCAATTGCTGCTGACTATAAAGCACCAAAAGATTCAGATGCTGAAGCAAAAGATTATAAGCCACGCTCTAAGGGCGAGGAAGACTTCAAGAACATGCACAAGGTAGAAAAGAAAGGACACCCTGTTGCTGGCGAACATCAGTTTTCTGGTGATAAGAAAGAAGTCAAGAAGTAAGGAATAAACAATGGCACTTAAACCACTCGCAAATTCTGTTTCTCTTGGCTCAGCAAATAACTGCTATCTTGCAACTGCAGTTTATGTTGTCACATCAAATAATAGCGTAACAGTAACAGTTGCGAATACTGATGTTGATACTGGTAACGGTCAACATGGAAGTTATGCTGGTGGTTCAGTAATTGTTAAGCTGCCAGCAAACTCAGGCACAGTTATTCGTAAGCGTCCATATGATACGCTGACTGGTGCTGGTTGCTATGGCACTAAGGTAGCAGAGGGAGACATCTAATGAAACTCATCACTGAAGTCATTGAAGACATCAACTACCTTACCGAAGCAAAAGAAAACGGCAAAAAAGGATACTTTATTGAAGGTATCTTTATGCAGGGAAATATTCCTAATCGCAACAAGCGTATGTATTCAACTGAAACGCTCGATAAGGAAGTTGCTCGTTACAACAAAGATTACATTTCTAAGAATCGTGCCTACGGCGAACTCGGTCATCCACAGGGACCAACGATCAACCTTGAGCGTGTATCTCATTTGATCACTAAGTTGGATCGTGATGGCGACAACTATATCGGTCGTGCTAAGATTATGACTGAAACTCCATACGGTGCGATTGTTAAATCACTGATGGACGAAGGTGCTCAGTTGGGTGTGTCTTCACGTGGTATGGGTTCACTCAAGCAAGGTCGTAACGGCATTGCTGAAGTACAAGACGATTTTTATCTAGCAACTGCTGCTGACATTGTTGCTGATCCATCTGCTCCTAATGCTTTTGTTAATGGAGTCATGGAGTCGGCTGAATGGGTGTTCAATGAACATAACGGTTCTTGGAATCAAATTCAAGTTGCTGATCAGATGCGTTCGCAGATGAAAAGAATGAGTGCTGCTGAAGTAGAAGCAAAGAAGTTTGCAATGTTCGAGCAGTTCCTGAACTCTTTGACAAAGTAAAATTTATTTTTTTATAAATAAATTACAATTATGAGATAACTTAATAGGAGCAATCCAAATGTCTGATAAAGAACTACTCGAAAACGAAGTGGATCTGGACGAAGCAAAAGCATCTTTCGGTGTTGACGCTGAAGTACCTGATTCTACAGCAAAGGAAAACACTCCTCCTGGCGGCGAAGCCAAGGATGAGGACAAGAACAAGAATCCTGAGCAGGGTTCGTCTGTTAAGCCAACTAAGGTAAAGGCTGTACAGAAGATTGCTGATGTTGTTAAGGGCATGAGCAATGAAGAATTCTCACGTGTTTACGAACACCTGATGGCTGCTCTGGAAGGTAGAGAAGTTGTTGCCGAAGAAACTGACGAAGACACTACTGCAGTAGCAGTTCGTGAAATCCGTCATATTGAAGCTGGCGACATTAATGTAGCTGAAGACGTTGCCGCCATGTTTAATGGTGAAGAATTGTCTGAAGAATTTGTTTCTAAGGCAACCACGATCTTTGAAGCTGCTGTAGTTTCTAAGGTCAACGAACTGCTCGAAACTGTAACTGTAGATCTGGAAGGCGAAATGGAAGCTGCTAAGGCTGAGATCGCTGAAGAGTTTGCTGGTAAGCTGGACTCTTATCTTGACTATGTTGCTGAAGAGTGGATGAAGGAAAACGAACTGGCTGTTGAGCAGGGTATCCGTGCTGAAATCGCAGAAAACTTTATGCGTGGTCTGCGTGATCTGTTCACTGAATCTTACATTGACATCCCAGAAGAAAAGGTTGACTTTGTTGACGAACTCGCTGCTAAGGTTGAAGAACTCGAAGCATCGATCAATGAAGAAATCGAAAAGAATATTGACCTCAA